CCGGAAAGCCAGGGAAATGTCTCTGGATCCGACGGATTGATCCTGTACCCTCTCACGTAGAAGTCGCCCGATCCAGACAACTCCGTCCGGACCCCCCCATCACCGAGAAACTCGGTGTGGTGGATACGGACGTTACCGTCGGATTGGGTGGACATGCGGGCAGGCCTCAAAAGGAACTGAGGTGCCTCGGCAGCCGGGATGGACGCCCCATGATTCCGCAAGGAAGATTGGGCGCGCGCCATGTGGGCCGCGGATTGCTGTGTCTTTCTACTGACTGAGAGGCGACTGGAGGTCTTCTTCACCTTTGCAAGCTCTGCGCGTCTGGCGTGGACGGCGGCTTGCGAAGAGCGCACGGGAACTGATCCCTGTGCGCTCCGAGCCTTGGCTCGGGTGAAGGCGGTAGCCTGTGCAGGATTGACTGAGGTCATCGTTGTCGTCGGAGGCTCCTGAGTGGAGGACCGTTCGAGCAGTTCCGTGTCTGGCTGTATCTTCGGAGCGGCGTTTTCGGGGTCGATGGAGAGGAATTCGTCAAGAATTTCCTCTACTTTGTTACCGAGAACGTCTCCTTGGAGTGCGTTGGACACAGGAACACCTGTTGCCGACTCGATTTTCTTCGCAGCTTTGCGAAGGGCGTAGTCGGAGGCAAGCTCGGACAGGAGAGCAAGGGTCTCAGTTCCGATGACAGCGGTGGCTGCAAGTTCTTCCATTTGATTCACGTTGAAACGTGTTTGCGCGTTGGGTCGGACTATCGATGTCCTAGGTATCTCTGAAGTATGGGATACCTCTCAGAGCCAGAGCGACTGTACATCGTTCACCACCAGAGATATGGCTGTTCCGTGCAGTCTGTCGACATTCCGAAACCCCCGAGTAGTATCGGGGAGCTCCTTAGTACGGAAGTATTAAGCTCCTAGGAGCACCGTTTTGGAACATTTAAGGTGAACAACCCCATGGACACAGTTTAACGACTTATCCGGGTCAAATACATATTTTTGTGTTTTCTTCGATATTTTTGTTGAGCAATGGGGTGATGTCAGTCTTCAGAGGGTCGGGAGAATGTCGTCGGGTATGAAACCGTCGAAGAACTCCTCGTCCCAGTCTGATCGTGGCTCCCAAAGAGGATCAAATCTCTCACATAGCTCGAATTCCCATGATCTCAGGCGAGAGCTCCGAACATCCCAGATTGTTTTCTGGAGTTCGTTGAGCACACGCTGAGGGAGGATCCTATAACTCACATCGTCAGTAGTGACGGTGTAGTGAGGAGTTTCGAGTACGTGGGGGAGAATGATCTTCTCTCTGAGAAGGCGCAAATCGCGTGGAAGCGGTAATGTACGTGGCCACGGTACCAGTGGATGGTACCGGTGAAGGGTCAGACCGACGGAGGGAGTATCCAGAACCAGGCCATTTAAGGCCCGAGGTTCTTCCCCTCGGCTGATCGAAGCAATTGCCCTCTTCTTGAGGAACGCGCTGAGCGCAACCTGCCGTTTGGTGACACGGAGACAGCTTTCCGGAATCTCGAATCCCCATCCACCTAGAAGGGTGGGCGAGGAGAGGTTCAAGAGCCCCCCGCGGGTGATGTCCTTGATCGTCGAGAGATGATAATGGACAAATCTGCGGTGGGCTCGCTCTGGATTTGCTGCTCCGCCAACGACCTCGTTATAGAGGTCCCAGACGGGGGCTGCCTTAGCTGTATCGCGGCCGGTGATCTTGGACTGCCCAGTGAGTAAGCCCGCATTCAGGTAGTCCGCTTTGCGGAAATAGCCTGTTTCGCGGTTGTACTCGTACAACTGGGAGTTGACAGTCAGGATCGTCGGATGGATATAGTTCTTGCCAAGAGAGAGGGTAAAGCCGACACGGGCAACCTCTTGCTTCCAGTACACGTAGTGAACTACATTGGAACGGAAGAGGATGTCGTCTCCATTCACCTTGACGGGCAACGATCTGAGAGGAATCATCTTCATCAGTGTCTCCATCTTGACCCCCCGGTATTTCGGGGGACCATGGATGTGAAGATACTTCAGGAGAGAGTTCCAATAACAGACCACGTTGATCGCACAAAGGATTGGAAACGATAGTACTGACCCCATCAGTTGGCCATTCGTCTGCATCGCGGGCTCGAGACCGCCTCGATCACGGTATTTCTTTGGGTAGTGGATCTCCTGCTCATAAAGAACTGAGCGGAGAACCTCCGACACTCGAAATGCCATCAATGGATCCAAGCCAAAGTCTTGGAGCCGGAGCGCCTCTTCGAAGAACATCTTCGTGGCGTCCAGCTTCAGACCGTCTGTGGCCGCCGAGTAATCTCCGGAAACCCACTGGTCGAATTCCTGGTCAAGACCCAGCTTCTTCTCTTGCATGAGAATCTCCTCAAGGTGTGAACCATTGAGGGGAACTCCGGTAAGAGTGAACTGAGGATACTTGAACAGGTGCGACCAGAGGTCCTTCTGGAAGAACTTGGCAACCCACTGTCTGGCAGCGGATCCCTTGGTGATCAGGCGGACTTTGAGCGGCTCAAGAACGGCCGAGACCATGACACGTGTGTCAGAGGCCTCAGCCTGTTCGAGCGCGTCCAGGAAGGTTGGGGAGAACTCTCCCCTCATTTCCTGAACCCGTCCGGGTCTTGTCTCGACCATCCTCATGAGTCCATCGACATCCAGAGGATCGTGGCCGCGGAGAAAGTTTCTACCGCCACCATCGCTTCTCTTGGATTCGTAGGAAGCTGAGGTTGACGCCTCGAAAAGGCGAGCTCGAGATTTGAGACCCCGGAAGATCGCAGTCATGAATGGTTCCAACTGGTTAGCATGCTCGTCACAGAAGAATCTGCGACATGCAAGGGGCGGCGGTGGTGAGACCGTCGTCAGTGCTACCTTATGCTTCACCATAGCCGCGTGGACAAAGGCATCAGAGGCTGGATACGCTCCCCTCTTCACTCCCTGAAGAATCCCACCGAATAGTCGGAGGTTCTTCTGGGACTTGGAGACCAAACGATTCTTGAGCACTCGTTTGCATCTCCCAGTGAAGACCAGGGGGTTGGTGCCGAACCCTTCGGGGATCGGCGGCATATCCTTTTGCCTCATGTACCTTGCCAAAGGCCACGCGGTAACGTACTTCGCGTAAGAAATGAATTTCTCACGCGGCCAGTGCATTGCTTCAAATGCGAGTTTCAACACCTCTCTCCTCGGGAGTGACAGGAAGCTAGGGAGGGAGTCGAAAAGGACTTCATACATCGCTCGCGCGTAGTAGAGTCCCTCGACTGCACTCTCCCCTGTCAACACCCAAACCGTGGCCTTCCAGTGAGCCGGAGTCAGGACAACATCCTTCCTCGAATCACTGAACACTGCGGGTGCGCGCGTCATACGTCCTTTCTGCGAAGGGTCGTATTTCACGGCACACGCTTGGAATCTTCCGCCGAGATACTCCAGATCACCCTGCAGAACAGGGAACCTGGGATCACTCGGCATCAGACGAAGAGCCACAGCGTTCGTCTCCTCCCCCGCAACACGCGGGGCCAGCAGGCGAATAATCTCATCAACGAAACTGAGGGCATTCATTTTCTGAATGTTTG